AAAAATTTACTTCACCAGATTGACCTTCATCAAGATTAAGAATGATAATATCAGTACTAGCATCTGCCGAAACTTGTACTGTCATACCTTTAATAACCCAAGTACATTTTAAGATTTTTACACCTGTACAAGCATCTCCATTGGCATTAGCTTGTAATGTTGAAACATCTACTTTTGTTACCGCACTTTCGTCTCCAGTATCTACATACTGATATTGAAATGCCATAACGATTTTTCGAGTATCCTCGGAAAGAATAGTGCTTGATGTAATATCAGCCATTATACCCTCCTATTAAGATGCATCAGAAGAGCTTGAAATACCCATAAATTTTAACACAATAACAGTATCGCCACCGGGGTCTCCAGATACCACAAGTTCAGTTGCTTCTGCAGTTGCAGTAGATGCTGTTGTTGTGCCACCTGACATTCCTAAAACACCATTGCATGGGAAAAACCCTTTAAAACCTGTAGAATTGGTTGCTACAGAAATACCATCTACAAATCCATCAGTATCTGAATCTGTTCCAATATCTTGTAAATTTACGTTATTAACTGATGCAGTTGTAACTGCTATCATTACTGCCATTGGTATAAAATTATTTGGTATACCGATTGCTGACTCTTTACCTGTAGTTGCACCATTAGCAACTGTAATGGTTGCTGTATAGGTTTCTAATGTCATTTGATTTGTTAAAGCACCAGAGTTTGCATCTTTAACAATAGTTTTAAAACCATTTTCAGAACGAACTGGTCCGTTGAATGTTGTATTAGCCATGTAAATTCTCCTTGTCTTGGCTAGTGTCTACTTTCGTAGTCAAGGTTAATTGAAAGAGGGAGTCTATAAACTCCCTCTCATGCAGTGGATTTATGCCGCACCTTCAGTTCCGAATAAACCTCTCCAATCGGTAAAACCGAAAGAGTATCTTTCACGAACCTTATAACGTACGTTGCCTGTTTCAAATTCACCTTCTACACCTCTTTTTAGTGGAGAACGTTGAAACATTTTCATACCATCTGGCACATCTGTTTTAATGAAAAATGCATCACTATCTGTTAATCTTCTCATAATATGAAAACCTTGTGGTAAATATGAGCCAGAACGTAATACGTTTATGTCATTATCAGCAGTACCAGTTCTTAATTCACTATTCAATATTCTTTGAGCAGTAAAGGTATATGCAGTAGGGATAATTAGCATTTGTCCCTGTGCCGCAATTCTCAAACCTTTATCGTCTTTCATATCTGCGATTTGAATTAAAAGTGATTCTAGTGATGTTTCACTCAAATCTGCCGCTGTTGCCAAAGTATTACTTTGATTACCTGATTGTGTTGGGTGTGAAGTTGATAATAATGCCACACCATCACCACCAGCATGTACACCA